GCTCCAAAATGAGCTTGTCCCAATGCATCGGCGGTTCCCAGTCGTCCGAAAGTTGGATGAGAATTTCACCGTGCGAGCGTTCCGCCGCTTTGTTCCATGCGCGAACCGGCCCGCCTGTTCCCATGACGATAACGTGCCTCCATAGCGTGAGGTATTGCACGCTTTGTTCGTCGTCCTCGTCGATGGCAAAAATATGTTCAATCGCATCCTGATTCGCAGCCTTTTCCATCCACTTGCGGCGGGCGGCGGCGGCTTGTTGGAATCGGCCCCTTGTGGCGTGGAGTAAGCTGATCTTCGCCCCACTCGCTTTAAAGTGGTTCAACTCCAACGTATCCGCGCCAGCAAGGTCGAGGTTTGCGCGTAGAGCCATTGCGTGAGCCTCCACGCCTTCCCGTCCCCATAGTGTGCGGCGAGCATTCCACGGCCACTCTTGCGGCTTTGGTTGAGCTTTGAGGCATCGCGCCCATGCCAGCATTTCCTCTGGCTCTTGGCGGGCAAATGCGCCCTTGCACAGTTCAGCGTATGCCTCGCGGCGTGAGGGGTCGGTGGCTACGGCTTGAAGGTAGAATTGCGAGCGAAGCGGCTCTTGTGATCCTTTGGCGAGGAAACAGTAAATTTGATACTTCTCCACCTTGGGCGTCTTAGGGTCTTGCGCCAGCTTTGCGGCTTCGTTCATCGCCTCATCATGCCGCCCAACTAGATCGAGCGTTTGCATGAAGTGGAATCGCTGCGAGATGGTGCGTTCCGCTTCGGGTATGCTCTCTAGAATCCTCATGTTGCGCTCGTTATTCGGGGCGCGGTGAGAGATTGGCGCATGGACAATCTTGACGCTGTTGAGTGTGCCGATTGAGGCGTTCTCAATCGTTGGCATCAAGCACTCATGGATTGGGCTTTGCCATTTCCACGCATCTTTGCGGACAATGCGCTCACGCATCACAGTGATTGCGTCCTCTGGCACCTCGTAAGGAAACTGAATGCCTGTGAATCCATCTTCCAACCCGTCAAGGGCGCGCCGGATGATCGGGATAAATGCGGGGTCGAGAATGTCGTCGGTGTCTGCCCACATCACCCATTCGTTCCTCGCAAGGTTGAAAGCCATTTGGCGGGCGGCTGCGAAGTCGTCAACGTGAGGCCATTTGTTGCCTTCTGCGTTCTCGTAGACCGTCACCATGTATGGCTTGCCGAGTTCCTTGAGCTTTGAGATGGCAATCTCCTTACTCTCATCTGCTCGGCTTGCGCCAATGGCACGAACGAGAATAATCTCATCAACCAAAGGCACGAAAGAGCGGAGGAACCGTTCCATGATGTTTTCGACGTTGCCGTAAATGACGGCTAGGGTGAGTTTGCGTTTGTAGTCGTTCATGGTTTTTTGCCCTCCTTAACAAAGTATTGCGGCTCCCATGCCGTGTCATCGGCGTCCCTGAATCCGCCGAAAGCAAACCTGACCTTGATCGAGATAGGCATTCCGTGCCACATCTCAGTTGCAACAATCCAAGTCCCGTCTCGCGGAGCTTCTGTAATGTCTGCCCAGTGATAATCGCTCATAAAATCGTTCGGTTGCGGAAAAGGGCGGCTCTAGAGAAACACCGAAAAGCTAGAGCCGCCCCGATCCAATTGCCCACTAACAAGGAGTTCTTAACACCACTCGCTCAAAATGGCAAATAAAAAAGCGCGGCCCCCTTTCAAGAACCGCGCTTTTGTTGAGTTGACCGTGATTAGGTCGTTGGGGTGGTGAACACTTTCAATGCTCCAGTGACCGCCGTGGCGTAGCCGTAGAGGCAGTGGAGGTTGATGAAGTATTTGCCTTGAGCGCGGGACCAGTGGCGAGTGTAGAGGGCGCTGATGCCCGTCTCGTTGTCCACGAACTGCTCAACGGCTTCGTAGTCGCCAGCAGGGAGGTAATCACCCAGGTTCCGCATTGCCACCGCGATTGCGTCTTGGCCGCAAGCAAAGCCAACAAGCGAGACGGAGTTGGACGGCAGGACATCGCTGGAGTAGATGTCCATGCCAAGCAAGCGCCCGAGGTTGCCTTCCTTGATTGCAAGGTTGTCGCCGCGATTCAACGCCAGAGTGATTTTGTCATCACCCAAAAGCGCGGACTCGATGTTGAGGTTACCGACAAACGACTTGTTGCCGCGAACGCCAGCCGCGATCAACGCTTGACGAGCAAGAATCAACTCGGCGCGGTCATAGTTGGCGGATGCCGTGGTAATGACCGCAGAACCGAAGTTCGTGGTGGTGATCAAGCTCCAGATGTCAGTCAGCACAGCCTGAGACATCGACTTGCCGAGCTGGTCGGCGTATTGGTCGAAGCGGGCGGCGTTGCTGGATTCGGCGAGCTGTTGAAGCGTGAGATCAATTGGAGTGATCTTGCGCTTGTTCAGCGTCACGGTGATTGCGGAAATCAAACCGCCACTTTGCTCGTAAACGTCAGTTGCCTGCGTGAACGTGGTGGTGGTCGTGTTGCCGAACAGCGGAACAATCACCGCATCACCTTGACCGCGAATCTCAGATGAGATGTCGGTGGAGAAGGCGTTGAGGGGAGTGAGGATGTCAACAAGCTGTTGGAAAGCGCGTTGACCGAAGAGTTTGTCATTGAAGATGGTAGCCATGAGATTTGAGGAGGTGGATTATTTGCGTTGGGAGCGTTGGGCGGCGATGAGTGCCGCTTGGTTCTCTTTGTAGAATTTGGAGGATTCAACGGGGTCAGTGATCGCGTTGAACTGCGCGAGGATGTCTCCCTTGTCGGTTTCAGCATCCGGCAAACTCCGTTCAGATTCAGGAGTGAAGCCAAGAGCCGCAACCTGAGCCGCTGCCTTGGTTTCTGCCGTTTGCTTCTCAGCTTCCAGCCTTGTGATTTCCGCCGTAGCTTCGTCGTAGGCTTTAGCTTTGATCTCAAGCTCGGTCACTTGCGCTTTGAGCGCGTCGATCTCGGTCTTGGCGGCGAAGATTTCGCCGTCCTTGACCGTGAGAGCAGCTTTGAGCGTTTCGTCGGTCTCACCACCAAAAAGGGCAGTAAGACGTGACAAGAGCGACTTTGCTTGGGGTTCCGTCACTGGCACTTCCTCGACCACTTCAACCGGAGTTTCCTCGACGGGCGCGGGAGTTGGTGTTTCCTCAACAGGAGCGACCTCTTGAGGGATTTCGGAATTGGCTTGAAGGGACTGTGGAGTCATCTTGAATTTGCGATTGTCAAAAGCGCGGGCGGAAAGCGCGACTCCATCGAGCAGTTTGTCAGCGAATCCGCGTTCGACTGCTTCTTTGCCATCCATCCAAGTCTCAGCGTCCATCATTTCGCGGATTTCTTTTTCGCTGTTGCCTGTGCGGGATGCATAGGCATTTACTAGCCCGTTGCCGAGTTTGTCGAGCAGGTCGGCGGTATCGCGCATTTCTTCGGCATCACCAACGGCAAGCCCCCAAGGGTTATGGATCATGACGTAGGCGTTTTCGGGAATCTCCACCGTGTCAGCAGCCATGAGAATCACGGAGGCCATTGACGCCGCTAGACCTTCAACCCGTGCCGTGATCTTCGCCTTTGAGTTCTTCAACGAGTTGTAGATCGCCCACCCGTCCAGCACATCGCCGCCGGGGGAGTGAATGGAAAGGTGGATCTCATCGAGTTCGCCCATGCCGCGAAGGTCGCGCATGAATGCAGATGCGGAGATGCCCCACAATCCAATCTCGTCGTGGATGCTGATTTCAGCCGCTTTGGGCTTATCCTTCTTCGCTTGAATCTGATACCATGTTTTCATTTTGGTCCTCCTGAATGTCTAGTTGCTTTTGTTTGAATCCGTCCAGTGCGCCCTCGTCGAGTCCCATCTCGGATTCGATTTCGCGCCGGCGTAAAATTTCCCGCGCCTTCTGCATCTCCACGCTTTCCCAATCGCGCCCCTTGCGTGCGTGGTAGTCATTCAGGCTCATCACGCCTGACTCTAGCTGCTCCAGTTCAAGTCGCCCTTCACGCCCCCTATCGATGGTCAAGTCAGCCTGAGGAATCCACTCTGCCCACCACCAGTTGCGCGGAGGTGGTGGAAGCTCGCCATTCTTAACGGCTTTGGCGATGAAATACGTATAGAAGCGTTGGCAAGCCTGCTTGAGTCGCGCCTGCTCATGCTCAATCCACCGTTGAGTCTCAGCCATCAAATAGCGTTGAGACGGTCCGGTTTGCTTTGCCAAGTCCCACAACACTTCAGGCGAAAGCCCCACACCCCACGCGATGTCGCGCACTAGCCACTCCAGCAACATCATCTGATTCGGGTGTGGGCGTCCATCATGCAAGACTGAAAGCAGTTCGCCCTCGTTGAGTTGAGCCACCATCCCGCCTTCGCGCATCTGCTCCACGTTGATTGTGCTTCCGCCGCTGGTTTTGGTTGTGACTGCGGACGCAAATCCCTGCGGCCCGTTGCCGCCTTTCATGGTGCGAACTAAGCCCACCTGATTTGCCATCTTGATGCCGTGCTTTACATCGGCAGTAATTTCGGCTTGGTCTTGGATGTTGTTTAGTGCGTGAGCCAAGGCAGAGATCCCGCGCACTTGTCCAGGCCGTTCAAAATCGGCATAGAAGATTGCATCACTCGCCGCAACGCTTGACGCCTTACTGGGATCATTAACGTCGATAAGGTTGTATGCGAGGTGTCGCCCAAACTTGTCGAGGAAAACTCCATCTTGGGTCGTTTTGCTTTTGCCGTTGTCGATTTGGTGGGACTCATAAAAGATAATGCGGGCCGTTCCGCTTTCGGTTGAGCTAAGCACCGAGAGCGAGTCGCCGTCCTTAATGCGAAGGCGGGTCAGTGCAATCTGCCATTGAAAAAAGTCCATCTTGCCCGCCCTGTCGAACACGAATGGAGTGCCGGCGCGTTCCTCGAAAAGCTCTTCAGCCATCCTGTTAAACTCGCGGTCTGGAGTCGCGGCTTGGGGCTTGAGATAACCAACGAGATTGGCTACGCCGTTGACGATCCGGCGAGCGAGGCCCACATCCGCATACATCTTGCGGGCTTTGCGGAGGATGGTGAGCCTATCGCCGCCAGTGAGTTCTTGCGAGGTGTCCAGCGTCCCCCAATTCACCCAAGCGCGGCGTGGGGAGTATTGGGCGGCGTCAAAATTGGTCAGCGCGTTAATGCCCGCTGCCCCGCCTGCTTTTCTGCCTCGTCGTGTTCTGCTCATGTTCCAAAGTTGCGGGTTGAAAAGTCTTGGGCAAACCACCTGTCGTTAAAGTCCGTGGTTCCTGCGAGTTCGTGAAGGGCTTCCTCAATGCGGCGAAGCCATGTCGCCCGTTCTTCGGGGCTGATGCTGATGCCCGTTGCGCTCCCGGCGCGGCTTGACTGGCTGGTGATTTGAACCACATCCTGAATCCGCCCAGCCTCCGCCTGCAATATCGCCAACTCCGCCGCTTCTAGCTCTGCGGTGGTGTAATACTTGACGAGTTTTCGGACCCAAATGTCGGCGCTTGCCATCAATTAGGGCGGGTCAGTCAAACATTGCTTTCAGCTTCCGGCGGCGATGCCCCGAACTGATGAGCCACAAGCCACCAGCTAAGCACCGCCGATAGCTTCAAAGCGTCAGCGTAGTGGTCATGCGCCAACTTCTTCCACATCAGCGGCTGGCGTTTGTGCTTTGCCATGATGAGAGCCATCCCGCTCAACCCCATGATGAAGTCTGGGCCGATGTCCTCTGGCAAGTGAAGCAGGGGCGGGAGCTTCTTTTGAACTCGATCAAGCCAAAGGGCACATTTGATGCGAAAATCGACGTAGCTTGTGAGCATCAATCCAGGCCAATCGTTGATTTGGGACTGGTTGAACGTGCCGAATGCTTTGTCGTTGCCTCTTGTCGGCCAGAGCTTGCCGCCGCTCATGGCGCAGATTTTGTAAATGCGGTCTGTCGCCCATGCGGAGTCAATTAGACCGCCTGAAATCGTTACCGTTTTGCCGGATGGGGTCAGGTATTGCTTGCCGCCTAGCTTAAGCAAGTCCTCGGGAGCGATGACTTCACCGTAATCAATCACCCATGCCTCGCCCGTTTTCTCCACGGCGGTCACAACGTAGTGTGTTGACTTCTCGCCGGGGTCAGCGCCCACTGAAACATAAGCAGGTTCATCAACGGGGCAAAATCCAAGGCGATACGGTGCGCGCAAACTGAGAATGTCCTCGTCCTTCACGGTGGCGCTTCGCTCCTCCCAAGGCAAGGCAAGGGTCGAGTTGAAGAAGTCTTGGAGAATGCTGGTGTCCGTTTGGGCGTCCAGCCACTTCACCGCCAAAGTCCCGAAAGCGCAAGAACGCCACGGCGCGTAAAGAGAATTGAGATGATAACCGACACGCCCAGGTTCGGCGTTTGGGTTGGTAGCAATCCATTTGCCGCCGCGAAGCATTTTCGTCTTGTGGCTGTCGGTAATCTTACCCTTGCATTCTTGGCATTCGTAGTGCGCCGTGACCCTTACCCTCGCCTTGTCCCATTCGTCCTCCTTGCGCTCTTTGGCATACCACCGGACTTGCGACCACTCCAGCCGAATCAACTCGGCACAGTGAGGACATGGCACCATGAAGTAACGCTGGTCGGTTCTGATAAATTCTTGCCATACCGTCCCGCTGTCCACGGTTGGCGTCGAGGTCTTAACGCGCAACGGATTCGTGAAAGACTTGGTTCTGTTTTCGGCAAGCTGTAGTGCGCTCGCTTCATTGCCGCGCTGAGTGGCGAACTTGTCCACCTCGTCCATTACTAGCAACCCGCACGGGCGGGAGGCTAGGTTCGCCGGCGAATTGGATCCGACAAATGCCAAGCCGGCGGCGGTGAAGTCTTGGGAAAGTGCGGTGATTTTGCGCGGGCTTGGATGCTTAAGCGCCCGGAGTGGCCCGCAGTCGTCCACCATTGGAAGCCATCGTGTTTGGGAGAATGAGCGGGCGAGATCTTCGGAGGGCATCACCCACAATCCCGGCAAAGGGCGGTGAACGTAACGCCACGCCGTCCCGACCATGATCGTGTTGGTCTTGCCTGTTTGCGTGCCCCAGCATAGCACGATGTCGCTGTTCCGGTCATTGGCGAACATCTCCAGCGGCTCGCGGACGTAGGGAGTCAGAGCGGTGGAGTATGGGCCTTCGTTTTCCGTTTGGCGGATGCTGAGAACGATTTCATCCTCGGCCCATTGCCACACTCGCCGGTTGTCTCGGGGAGCAAAGCAGGCGGAAAAGGATGCGAGGAGGGAGTCAATCACGGCAGGACGGATGGCGCAGTCGATAGGGTTTTGAACAGCGACTCATCCCGCCATCGCTCTAACTGTTCGCGGGCGTGGTCAGGGTCGGACGGGTTGACCTTGGCTGCTAACGCTCCCGGCATGGAGTCAATGAGGCCACGAAGTCGGGCGAGGAAGCCGGTGAATGTGGACTGCGCGGCTTGGGTCGTGATCGTGATTTTGTGGGCCTCGCGAAGCTTAAGAACTTGGGAGTGAAGGGATGGATACTGCTTAGCGATGGCTTGATGGACGGTCAGCCATTTGCGGGAGTCGTCGGCTAAGCCCTGCTGCCAGAGTGTCTCAGCGTTTTCTTTCGCAAAGTTGCGGAGTTCTTCGACTTCTGACAAGTAGCGTTCAGCCTCATCGACGGTTGCGGCTTGGCGGATTCGGGCGGCTTTCTTTTCGGTGGCTTCGGGAGTGTCAGGCAAGGGTTGGGCTTTGTCGGAGGCTTTGCCGCCCTTCACTTTGCCAGGGTCAGAGTTCTTAGCTCGCCATGACTCAGCAGCTTCGATGCTGTCGAGGGGCATGCCTCTTTGCGTCATTTTGTGGACGGATACCCGCGAAACGCCCCAGAGTTTGGCTAGTTTCGATTGGGTCAGGCGGATCATGGGTAACGAAATTGCTGGTTTTGGGGCAT